GTATTCGCCGCCTTGTTCGGTTTTCCATTTACCCGCTGCTTGGCTATCCTCCATAAGTCTTGTATCAAAGACTTGTTGATAATCTGGATCATCAACTAAATTTTTAGTCTTACGTCCAAAGTCAATTGCAAGATCAGCTGTGTGGGTTGCTTGAATTATTTTTAATTTAGGGTTTTTACCAATCATCCATGCCGGAAGTAAGTAAGATGCAAACTCAGACTTGGTATGTCTTGGCGGCATGTTAATGATCAGACGTTTAATCTTTCCCTGTGCAAGGTCATTAAATTTTTTATTAATAATTTTATGATGAGAGCCCTCAATAAAATCTGGCCAAACATACTGCACAAAAGAAAGAAAGTCTTGTTTGATATACGGCTTAGCTTCCGCCAAGTTTTCAACTTTCTCATTTTCAAGAAATTCTTCGTATTGTTCGGGAGTTAGATTTTCCTTAAGGTCTTTCTCAGAAATTTTTTGTAAAATTTTTTCAGAACTCATATATTGTAACCTTTCTTCAAACGAAGTGCTTAACTATCTAAATCTTACATATATGTACGACCTTGGGACCCCTTTGTCAACATTGGGTGGGCCCGCCCTAGGTTTCAAGCGAAAAATCAAGATGTTGTGGTACCTCTATCGAGATACACTAAATGTGGTAATGCAAAAAATGCAATGCAGTTTTTGCATAGGGGTATGGGATTTATCCCATACCCCTTTTTAATTTAGAACAACGCGTCTTGTTTTTCTATTTTATTTATATCTACATTATCTAATTTTACATCTGTGGTTTTACTCCATAAATGTTTTTTATTTATAATGTAATAAACTTTGTCGTCATTGTCCTTCAATGTTTCCAATGCAACTAACTTTGTAAATGCATTGTCATAAGACAGACCAAAAAATTCAACCGACCACGTACTAGGAAGTGAAGAATATTTTGTTTCTGAAAGTATTATATATGTATCGCTCATAGTTTAATACTCCAAGTATCTGACGCAGTTCTGTATCCTTGTTGGTCTACATCAAAATACGTCATTAACAATCTGCCTGCTTTACTGACCCAATATCTACTCTTATCCGTCCACAAAGCATTTCTTGTTATTGTTTTCTTATCACTAGCACTCCAGTAAGTGATAGTGAAAGGTTTTTCTTTTATCATTGTTTCTCGCTTTCTATAACCTTAATTGGTTATGGGATAAATTTACATTATCCCATAACTGATTTCAACAAATTAATTCAAGTTATCCGAATTAGTTTGGGTCTGTTGCATATATGCAACACGTTCCGCGATTTTTTGTTCTCGCGTCTTTTGGGTGTTTTTCATACCCTTGATACGTTGCGCTAGGTTTTTAGGATTGTAGATAACCAAACCACTAGAATTTGTTCTAATGATTTCTGCGTCATCAATCTTAATTCCTAACTCGTTTGCTAGTTCGATTGCCTCATCAAGATACTTATAACCTTTAAGTCCTAACTTGATTTCTTTCATCTGTTTTAAAACAGACTCAACCCATTTTTGATGAGCAACTACAAACTGACCTTTTGCCTGTTTCCACGAAACAAGAAAATTAAATTCTTGTTCAGTACAAGCGATAGACCTATCTCTACAATAGTCACGACCAATTAAATCAAGTTGGTATTTGTCGTTCCACTCTTTGCCATACCTAACTTGATTGTCTTTGCCACCACTTAAACCAAGATACTCATTGTTCTTATCAATGAATTTTCTTTTGTGAGGGTTATCGTCTTTGTCTTGTTGCTCGATTAAAATATCTGCGTTGCAATTATCTTGCGCATTTATTTCATCTCTAAACAAAGCATACGCATAACTATTATCATCACGATTATAACTATCGTTGCTATCGTAATCTAAACTACCACTCAATCTGAAATCAAAATGTTTTTCTATTGGAACATTATGTTCAACTTCAATTTGATTGTCGTAGTTTCTTTTTTCTTTTGTTCCAAGATAATGAAAATGGAAACAACTATCTTTTGCAATAGTTGAAACATTTTCAAACTTGTTTTGTAAATAGTATGCTTTCTCTACATCTTCGGGTGTGTAGTGTCGTCTAACTATTTTTTCCGCAACAGACCACGCATTGTCGTTGATATCCACTTGCTCAGATTTGAGAGTGTCATACTTCTTCTTCTCTTGCGTGTCCTCTTGAAATAAATGTTGTTTTATTCTTAAAGCAACTTTATTTCTGTACTCGTTGTTTAGTCTTATCCTTGCCATTTATCCTCGCTTTCTTTGTTTATTGGTTAATAGCATAAAAATTCTTATATACTATATTGACATTTTTACAAGGGATATTATATTAATTTATGTTAATTTATTTATAAAAACTTAAATAACAATATGAAAGTTAGGGGTTGAGGTAGTTCTAGTGTAGAACGCAACCCCTACTAGAAAGGACAAATGAGTACACTAAAATTCTGTCAAAGTCATAAGTGCCATACTTACGACACAAAAGACAGGAAACGAGGAAGTAAGGACAAGAGAGTAAATCAAACTAGAAGAAGAAGTAATCTGTATTATGGGAACGGAAATTTCTGTTCACTTAATTGCTATAATGATTGGGCTATCGATTTTATGGATAGAGCAATCGATAGTGTTAGCGGTAGACTAACGCAACCTTTGACGCTGACGCAAGAGAACGCTTGGCGCAAACAACGACGATATAATTGGAATAATGGTAATGGAGTTACCTTCACTCACTATTGGTTTAATATTTTGAGCGGTAGAGAAATAGGAATTACCGAGGAAGAATATCGAACACAAACACAACCTAGTTTATAGATTTCATCTTGTCCTTGATGAACAACCTCAGATTGTAAAATCTGAGGTTGAAAATTTTTTGTTTTTTTTTTGGGTGGGCCCGCCCAAAAAAAGCAAGGGCTCAAGGGTGGGCCCGCCCAGAGTCTTCAAGCTTTATTCACAAGTAACAAGCTTCAAGCACTTGACTTTATTTTCTATCTGGGATATATTGGGATCAGGTTCATCGCCACTTGCTAGGTAGCTACAGTGATGGACCAGGGATCTAGTGTGCGTCTCCGGACGCAAGATCCTGAAACTTGAGCTCTGGCTGTGTGACTCTGTATCAGGGTCTATACCACAGATCGCGAGCAAACTGCTGTGCTGTACGCTATAGCTGGACAGAGAGGCGTACCGTCTGCGGACCAGAGAGCTCAAGTACATATCCAGTCTTCAAGCAGGAGATATCCTGATAGGCCCTGGCCGGTCACTAAACAATAGATTCCGGGCCTCATTCTTGGAGACTGGGCCCACAAGCAAGCATATTATGCTTGACAGGGTACAAGCCACAGTATATGAGATTTTATAGGAGAAAGATTATGTTAAAGAAAGAAGCAAGAAAGATCACAGGGGGCCTGAGCAAGCCCAGCAAAATGCCGGGACCAGCTCACAACCTGCCCGCCCAGATGTGCAAGACAGGCGCCAAGCTGGTGAAGGTCCAAGGCTCAGTGTGCGCGGGCTGTTACGCCCTGAAGGGGCGTTATAGATTCACCAACGTACAACAAGCATTGCAGCGACGCCTGGCAGCGCTCGAAGATCCGCGCTGGGTCGAAGCCATGACGGTGCTTATATCTGGCCAGGACTGGTTCAGATGGCATGACTCAGGAGACATTCAAAGTCTCAAGCACTTAGAAAATATTTTTGAAGTGTGCAAGCGTACAAGCAAAACCAGACACTGGATGCCAACGCGTGAAGCTCAGTTCCTGAAACAATTAGATCCGGCCACAATACCGCCTAACTTAATTATTAGAATGAGCTCACACATGATTGATCAGGGACCGGTTAAGTTCTGGCCCTGGACTTCTACAGTCACAGCTGGAAGCGGCAGGACATGCCCGGCCCCAGATCAGGGCAACGAATGCCGGGACTGCAGGGCGTGCTGGGACCGTGAGACTTCAAACGTGTGTTATGGTAAACATTAATGGAATTTAGACATCCAAAGTATTATGCAGCGCTCAGGGCGCAAAGGCGCAAGCTTACAAGCGCTCAAGCATCAGGCGACAAGCATCCCAGCCAGTGCACAAGGGTTCAAGCGACAAGCCAGAATCAACAAGCTCCAAGATCCAAGAGCCAGGGTACAAGCGGAAAGACCCAAGCTTAGAGGCACAAGCAACAAGCACATAGGTATTCTTTTTATGTTTCGTGTGGAAGGCAACTTGGTGCGGGGATATCTGGACTTTTCTGGACTTCGTAAACTTTAGTTCAAGTGTAAAAAAGTTCCCACTAGCAGGATAGCCCAACAAGTCGGGAGTGCCAGGTAAAGCCCAATTTTCAATACGAATCCATGCAATTGTTTTAATTTCATTCTTAACTTTTCTCCATAAATCTCTTTCAGATTTTATATTTTTCTGTGACATAATTCAGTCCAGATAACTTATAGAATCTTTACAGGATCACCCATACTTTCTACTGGTTTTTTACAAGACAAAACTAATCTGTGTGTGTCTTTA